CCATATCCAAAATCTCTTGTTGGGGCTTTTAAGATTTCTTTTTTATATTCCCAGCCTAATAGCTCTACTGTATCTGTATCATCTATGTATTTAGCTAATACATAAATATCTGAGACAACTTTGCCTTTTTCAACAATGAGATTAAATGCATTTCTTGCGGTTTTTACATCAATAATTCCAATCTTCGTTTCAAAGTCCTTACCATTATCGCCAGAAGGTCTTAATATTTTATCTATTTTAAACCCAAACTCTTTTGCGAATTGAGATTCACCTTTTAAGCCTACATATTCGTAATTTTTACTCAATGGTCTACTCGACTTATGGTATTTATGCAGAGTTTCCCGATCGTTTGCTATTTGTTGTAATGTTTTATTCATTACAATTCTCAGATAACTTTGGGTCTGTATGATAATATTCTTCTATCCCAGTCTCTGAACCAACTTCTGTAGCTACATACATTTCTTTAGTTACAGGTATCCTTTTTTGGCTAATATCTTTAGATTTCATTGAATCTTCGATATCTCTGATAAGATCACTTACCTTATTTAAAGCGTCGGTGTTATCACTATTTATATAGAGCTCTCCTCTATAATTATTTAAAGCTGTCATAATAATTTCAGCTTGTTCACGATTTAAGTTCATTCTAATCCTCCAACCTTTATTGCAATAATATTATCAGCACTAGTAATTATATGATAATCATGCTTTATTTCTTCAACCTCCTGTGAATTTGGAGATCGATATCTTTGATAAGATTGTAATTTTATATACTTCTTATCAACATAATCATTATCCTCAATAATTTCTGGTTCACTCCATATATCAATCCATTCTCCATCTGCAAGTTTTACAGCATGGATATGTGATTCATCATGCCCTTTTTGTTTTATTCCAAATAATTTAGCATTCATTAGTATCTTCCTCCTTTGGCTAATTTTCTTAGCACATATTCTTTTGTTTCGTCTTTTAAATGTTCTACCCATTCCATAAGATATTTAAATTCATCTTCATCTAATGGGCCTTTCCTGGTGTTACATGATTTACAAATTAGCTGCAAGTTATCAATGACAGAGTCTCCATCTTTAGCCAATGGAATAATATGATCACATACCATATTTTTTAATGTCATTTTTTTATCACAGTATTTACATCCATCACCATAACTATTATAAAACATTTCACGAAGCTCATCCATCTCAATATCGAATAAAACTTGTGAATCTTCGGATCGTTTTTTAAGGGAGGATTTGAGACTTTGCATTTTTCTCTGGAGCTTTTTATAAGCAATCTTCCAATAAGTACGATGATGAGGTTCTAATACCTCTCGAAATGTTTCTTTATCATATTTCATAATTATAAGGGCTCAGCGTTTTTTGCATTACTTTGCTTGTTAAAAGGCTTATGATACATCGCTGGGCGTGTAAGAGGTCTTTGTCCTCCCCCTTTCAATCAACTGAGCCCTGATAATTTATTATTAAAAGTTCGTATCATACAAGTATTTAAACTTTATGTACGTTTTACTCTTTTAACTTTTCTTATGTTTATGCCTTGTGGCATATCGCTTTCAGCGTTAAATGCTGATATTGCAGCCTTTCTCGCCTTTACTTTATCCAATTTCTCAACAATCTCTACTTTTTTGAAATCATCAGATATAGTATGTGGATCAACGTCGACTGGGCCAAATGTTTCATAAAGCTTATACCTTGCAGTATTAGTCTCGTATACTCCATCTTCGTTCCCAATTTCCATTATAACAGCTGGTAACAATTGCTTGTTAAAGAAGTCCTGTGTCTTTTTAAGTCCTCTTCGTCGTGACTTTAATCTGTCAATTTCATCTTTCAATGCTTCAACCTCTGCGTCAAGTAAGTATTCTTTTTTGTTAAGTTCAAGCATGAAGTGATCGACATTTTGTATTTTAGTCTTGATTTCCCTATGTAGTGCTGTTCTCGCCTCTTCGAGGCTCTTGTGTTGTTCCATGTCAATGTCAGTGGCTTGCTCTATGTGCTCGAGTTGTTGATTTATATCAATGAGCTCGCAAACCAGTTCTCTTGTTGTTGCCATCATTCCTCCAAAATTGTGAAGTTCTTATTCATTATTTTACTATGTATAACTTCAGGTTTCTTTTTTTTCAGTCTAAATGAAGGTGTCCATTCAAGCTCAATATCGAAGAGGTCACCATCACTATTCTTATATAGTGATACTTTTTTTCCTGCATCTTCAGCTGAGCCTGTGATACCAAGCACTTTTCTTGATGCATTTTCTATTGCTCCACTTCCTTTAGCTGCATATAAATCCATTATTTGATTTCTCGAATAGTCTCTTGACACTTGAGATATCTGTATAATGATAATATCTTCATTTACAGCTATATTAGATAGAGAGTGACTTATGTAATTAAGTTTTTCATACTCTCCTCTTTTATTGAATGGTACATCTACAAGGTCAATATAGTCTATTACAACACATTTAGGTTGTAGTTGCTTTATCTTTTCTTGTATTTGCGGTATAGTGGGACTAATAGATTGCATTATGATGTGACTTAACTCTTGTTTGTGGTATTTATAAAGACTTTTATAATTTTTCATTACTGTATCTTTATTAGCTCCAGAAACAATTTGTAAGTTTCTTCTATGCATCACATATCCTGATAGTTCTAATGATAAGAACAATGTTGGAATTTGTTTTTCTTTTATTATTTGATCGTGGTCAGCATTATAACCCAGTACAATATTTTGAGCTAATGCTGTTTTGTTTGCACCAGTTGATCCAAAGATAGTTACTAATTCTCCAGGATATACTGTTGCATCTTTGTCGTATACTCCTAAAGACTTAGCTAAATCAATTGTTCTTCCAGAGAAATCAGTTTCTAATCTTTCTGCTAACTCTGATTGTAATTGTTCACTATTCTTTACATCTATCAAATAATCTTTTCTTTTGTAGTAGATACAATTTGGTTGACAATGATTATGCATTAACACATCTTTGCAACCATATTTATATCCACCACGATAGGTGTCTTCTACCTTTTTAAGTACTACATCACTTCTCAATTGTCTATTATTCCACTCTAATAACGCAGCTTTAGCAGCTACACTAGGTATACCATGTCTAAAGAAATGAGATGCTATTCGCATCATAGTATTATTTCTTGATCCCTCTTCAGGGCCAAGTTTATACATCTTTTGAATACAGGGTACAATGTTTCGTGGCTCTACACTAGATTCCATAACTCTTATCTTAGGAACTTTGGTGATTATTTTATTTTCTAATTCACCATCTCCCCAAATAGGTTCAGTCTCAATTATAATTCGTTTACTTGCTTCAGAATGTATCTCTTTAGCTGTAGATTCATTTATTTGATTGTGCGTTAATGGAATTTTATATAGATTAGATTTTTGATTTAAGGTATTTGGGCATCTATATATTGATGTTCTATTATATACTGCTAAATCTATATCACTGAATAAATTATTCATAGTTTCTTTAACAATAAATGGTAAATCAGTAGTTCCTTCTGGGAAATTAAAGACTTCTCCACTTATTATTATATGATATCCAGTTCCACTGAAATAGATATTGTAGGAGCGTTTGTGAACGTCTAGCTCTTCTAATTCAAATAATATACCTTTTGTTTTGTTAAGTGTATAATCATCAGAATTATCGCCTCTATCTATATCGATTAAAATATCTCTAATATATCGCTTACCTAAGAAATCTTTGAATGTTTTCCTTAGCTTATGATATTCTTTTCCTTCTTCATCATATAGATATAAACTTTTATAGACAGCATATTTATCACCATGCTCTAATATAACATCAATTATTTGTTCTTGCGGAATAAGGAGCCCCCTGTTTTGAGGGCTCCCTATCGCTACTTCGTGATAAAGTTCCACCTAGAACTTGTTTACAGAGCTACCAGCAGTGGTACTGGTCATGTCTCCGTTATTAACAGGTGCTTGGGTGTTATCGTGCTCAACAATGAATTTATTGGCTTTCATGTAAGTGACATAACTATCAAGATCATTTCGACCTTGATCATTATTCTTTACAATTTTGGGACATACTTGAGTGTATGCTTTACCAGCTTTTTCATTCCACTTCTTATAAGTAAATATGTAATACTTATGTTCAGTGTCTGATTGAGAAACACCATAGTTGGCTTTTGTAAAGTTATGATTTAATAAACCTGCAATATCTTTTACAAGCTTATCATTTTCATCAACCCATAAACCATCGGTGTTTACTCCGCCATCCCAACCAATTGCATCAGTGAAGTACAAGATTCTTTTGAGTAGACTACTCTGACCAGTTAAAGTATTATCACTTTCTCTGTCAAATGTGCCTAATAGGCTATATTTCCAGGGATATTGTGAGTTTTCATTTCTAAAGTAAATCTCTAGAAACATATCCATATTTGGATATTCAGCTGATCTGTCCACTATATCGGTAAGTGTAACTGCTTGAAAACCAAGAAAGTTAACTCCTCCAGATGTAGGTGACTCTTGTTTATAAGAACCTCTGTACGGCATTTATTACTCCTATTCTTCTTTGTATTTTAGGATTTCATTCATTACGCTATTGTAATCAAATTCAAGAACTTTCTGGGCTAGAGGTCTCAGCCTACTGCCTACAGTTCTTTCGTCGTATGCTTTAAAAGAAAGATAGAATTTACCATCTTCTTTATTAGCCATAGCGTACCCTATCACGTCTGCACTTGCAGTTAAAGCATAAGCTAAACCTCTTGGTAGCTCGGGCCCTAACTGACTCTTTCCATCAGTTATGACAGTACTCTTTGCATGTGAAACAATCACTAAATTCCTACTTAATGATTTACACAATACTTGGAATTTTTTAACAATATCAAGATTCTTCTTTCTGGCTTGTGCCCAGTCAGCACCCCATGAAGAACCTTCTCCCATTGCTGCTTGTCCTCTTTCATCACATACTTCAGCTTCAATCCATCTATTTATGTGATCAATAGTATCAATAACAATAGTATCGTAAGGTAATTTTTTTAAATTATCCTTTAACCAATAGTATACTTCTACCATAGAATATACTTCTATTGATTCTCCAACAGTTTCACCTGTTCTATTATAATATCCACGCTCTTCATTGGGCACTATTTCTGTAATAGGCTTACCCTTTTCTATAGCTTGTTTATTATCAATCATTTTTGGCCTTGTAGGTGTGTTTAAAGATGTAACTGTAACTGTATTAGCTCCATCTACAAAGTCTGCACCTAAATCTGTATCTATTAATAGGCATCCCTCGGCTCCCTTGGGACTCCATTTACTGGCTTGAGTAGTTTTACCCGTTTTGGGTTGACCGATAAAATACCAGGTCAACCCATTGGGTAATTTAGTCCAGTCAGTGGATACTTTTCTAACTTGAATATCCATAACTATCCTTATCTTGTTTTTACAATGAGATTGTCAGTTCGCATTTCTAAAGGCATTAAACCTATCCAAATATAAGCATAATATGGTCTCTCAGCAATAACATTAAAGATTTGGTCTACTCCAAATCCTCCAACAATTGATGCTGTAAAGATAGTATGCTTCATTGTACAGGGCTCTTGACTTATCTGATGAGAAGGAAGCCACGTATCTAAATAATTGTCATTTTCTTTTGTAGCAACAATTATTTCCATAGCCATAGCTCCCATTCTTAAATCAATAAAGAATTTCCTGTTACTCTGCTCTAACCACAGATTATATGCAACAAGTCTACTCTCCATATTATCAAGACAAGTAACCATCTTAGGCATTGTAGGACTTTTTTCATCATAATATTCATCATAGAACTTTACTTCGTCTGGATTTATTGCATACATTTTAGAAACATTTTCTGCTACTTCAGCTTTAGGTTTACCTAATGCTCCTTGAGGATACATTGTAGTACTCAAGTTATGTTCTTCTAATATATCATGATCCCATCCTGTAATCTTTTTGAATCCCATTATCGAAAGTAGAGGTACCAGCTGTGAGCCGATACCTCCCAATCCCAATATACCAATATGGTTTAACTTAGCTTGAGGTATTAAATCCTTATTTCTTAAGAATCTGTTAGTAGCCATAATTACCTCCATAATTATATCCAAAATTATCTGTTTCTAAATTCCAATTCATTAAAATTGATATTTGAGTAGAAGACAATTTCACTAATTCTAGCTGTCTTTCACATTCAATGTCACTCATTTCAGCTGCATCCCATTTATTAAGAATGAATTCTGTCTTTTTTTTCTGAGTTGCAGAAAGTTTAGACAATAATTCGTCTCTTTTTTTAAAGAAAGCTACTGGACTATTACTCAAAGTATCAATAGGAACAGATTTCTCTGGAGTTTTATTCCATTCATTCTTTACACCATTTAATAAACTTGTCTGTTGTCCGTAAATTGGAACAGGTTTATTCTTTTCGATAAGATCAGCTTCAGATACCCATTCATTAAGAGGTTTGAGTCCAGGTATCAATATATTAATATCTGATTCATCCGCCTCAAAACAATGTCGTACTTTATACTGATCCTTATAACCAAACCCAAAAGCATACAAAGCTTTGCCAGCAGAAGCAACCACCAGACTGCCGTAGAAACCTTCTTCTGGTGCCATATCTTGGATTGTATTTGTGTCTGTTGTAGACAAAAATGCTCCCATAGTATTATGACTATGGATTAATCCTATATAGGCTTTCTTTAAGCTTGGCATTAAAGCATAGGTTTCTTTCAGAATTGTAGCTAAATCCTTAGCTTCCCACTCAGTAGCAGCGTGACTGCCTAGGTTTAAAGGGTGGAAATGAACGATTTTCCATTCATTAGGAAAACCATCTTTATCTGTTTTTACTCTATACCATGCAGGGCCAGACCACTCTAAGTTCTTAAATCTATTTAAAAGATAAGTGTACTTGTTGTGTATCTTTGTTGGTATGTTCAGTTTTATGTCCATATTTCTTTAGACTCCTTATTATTTTATCGTATTCATTGATTAACGTCTCTGTTTCTGCAGTCACTGACTGCCTTTTTATAACTTCATATGTATTGATTAAAGATTCTACACTATTAATCTTGCCAAATTTATTCATAATACTAAGTGTATTATGAAACTCATCGTCTACACGATAATATGACATGCGTCTCCAAAATAAACCTGTATCCATTAGATAATCATCTTGATTCTCTCTATTATCTATCGAATACCTAAAATATGAAGATATCTTATTTTCAATACATTTATAGATAAATTCTTTATTTAAAGATTTACCATAAAAAGCTATAAGCATTCTTTTTATTCTCTTACATCTAGAGTTATAAAGATGATTTAGATAATACTTTTTCTTATATTCTTCAGTATTAAGTGTATTCTGCATTGCATCTTCTGTATCTATTGAAGTTTCAGTTACTCTATGCTTATATAATCCAGTATTAGTCATTTTATCATAGAATAATTGCTTTCTTGTCTGTAAAGGAGCTAAATATGTACAATATATATCTATTGCATAATCAGCATCATTTAACAAACTCTTTATCATTTCATTACTATTTATCCAATGATAAAAATCGTTAAGTACTGTAGATAATGCAAGCAAAATAGATTTATTTACACCATGTCCTTCTATCTCTGACAGTCTTTGATCAACACCAGACATTATTTCTCTTGTTGTAAAATAAGTCATAGTACCATCTTCGCTTGCATTTGGAATAACAAACATAGTATTAGCACTGACCCATGGTAAGATAGAAAACTCAGATTGAGAATATTTTCTTCTATTATCCTTTCTTTTATTAACCTCCGTTGTATGTGCTTGAAAATATAAATATTGTTTATTATCAAACTCTTTCTTTATCTTTTCAGATAAATGAGGCTTAATATGATCTATTCTTTTAAATATTTCTGCTAAACAATAAATATCATTAGGAACTGATCCAGTATTTATTTTACATAGATTATTTTTTATGAAATTTCTAAATTCATCAAATTTATCTATTGATTTTTTATAAGTAACAGATTGTATTACAGATGACAAGAATTCTTTAGTAATATTCTCTGATCCTTCTAATCCATTGGTTACTTTATCTATTATTACACAACGATTTAAATTCCAAAATGGTGAACGAGAGTTCCAAGTATTTAAGAACGAATGCAATGTCTTTAAATACATAATTGGGTTGCCCTCGGATTTCCATTTACTAAGGTCTCTATCATATCCACCTAAACAAGGCTCTGATCCAGAAATATGTGGATGCCAAGCAGGTGTCTCTGCACAAAACTCAAAATGATTAGACCATTTATCATTGTACATAGAATTATATAATTTAACATTCCTATTTTTTTCTATACGTGCGTATATTCTGTCAAGATAATGAACTTTTCTACCTCTTAATCTTGGTATACCCATATTAAACACGAGAGCAATATCATCTTTGCCCCATACATCATGAACATATCCATCTATAGCGACTAATCCAAATACTTCGTCTGGATTTAATGTCATATTTTTAAGAATTTTCCAATATTCATTATCCATATTCTCCACTCTAAAAACTTTCATAAAAGTTCTTTTTAATCTACTATCGAAAGATTTAACCTTTGATTTAAAAGGTAATCCAGATATAGATGTGATCTCTCCCATTTTAATTGGGAAGGTTTTTTCAATATTATTAATCATGACAACTCCTCATATTGTTTGATTTACTTGGTTTAGTTAAAGTAGGAAAAGCTGGTAAGCTTTGATCTTTCTGGGATATTGACCATTAAATAGTAACAACACTATTCACTTCTCCTATCTCGGGCATGCAGACGGTAGTCTACTTACCTGATGCTACTTTGCTCTTTTGAAAAGAGACAAAATTCCCATCAGCAAGTGTGTGAGTGGCATTAGCCTCACTACTTTCTACATGTATTTGAACTCCCTGAAGAGAAAGATCAAGCTGTGTAGCAAGATCGGCAGGAGTACTGCCTTCCATTTCTCTGGGCATTCCACCATTGTGGAATGATACGACTGTTACATTAGCCATATTATCCTCCGTACGGTTAGGCGTTAAACAGATTTATTTTTTTTAGGTCTTCCACGCTTTTTAGCTACTGGCATCTGTCTTGACCAGTAGTAAACTTGACCCTTAACTTTGTATAACTGATTCCGTAGTTTTTTTAATGGAAAATAATAAAATACTCCTGTAATTATTACACCTCCAAAAAATCCTACAAAAAGCATTAAACACTCAAATAAACTCATTCGTTTATCTCCTTTTCTTTACTTTTTTCATTGCTTTATCGTGTAATATTAAAGTTTTTTCTATCTCTTTATTTACACCTTTACAATAATTGCTGCCAGTTTTAGTTATACTCTTTGCTAACTTTAGAAGATTAACTAAGTGACCGACGGTTTTTGTTTGTAATATACTTGTATCAAGCATATCTTACTCCTTCTCCCTTTCCCTTAAGGGTGCTTCTATCGATTTTATCAATTTCATTATTCGTTCTTTAATTTTTGATTCATCTAACCCTGGTAACGATTTAATTAACTTACCATTATGATAAAAATTCCAGAATCTTGAATTACCTAATTTGTCGATATAATTATAACGAGATTTATTCCCATCTATACTAACTACAACAGTATATTTATTATTTATTGTACAAAGATACCTAGCAGTTACCAGTTTTATATTAATTGACATACTCATGGTTTTTTTACTCCTCTCTTTCTTTTTGCCAAAGATAGTCTTCGGGTTCTACATTAGTTATATTTTCTTTTATATAAGTCAGGCATTTATCATAATCATTAAATTCGATTACCTTATTATCATCATCAAGTAAATACTCTAACCCATTAATACTAATTCCATTAATGGGTCTACCAATTACATATATCATCACTCCACCTCGCTTTCTTCAAATAAACAAGAATACAGTGTGAGAGTTTCTAAAACTCTGCATTGCCTTTGTCAGTGACTGTATCCTATGTCATGTTAATGCGAAGAAGTGGTACCAACCTTTAGCCTATTACTTTTATTATTAGTATCAAGCTCTCCTTCGCAACATTAAATTACCTCATTCATCGTTTTATTTTGTATATGAGTGAGTTTTTCAATAGTATCAACACACCATTTATCTTTTATTTTATACTTAGCATCAATATTTATAAGGCTTTGTTTAAACTGTATTAAGTCGACCTGCATTGTTCGCATGTCTGCCCTTAAAGTTTTATTTTCATTTTGTAAGCCTTTTATATCATGAGCAGTGTACTTTATTGTTGATACTGGTTTATTTGTTAAACCCCATTGATTTCTCATCTTTCTTTGTAATTCTTCGATATCATATGCATTGTCATAATGCTTATTTATTATCCACAAACTAAAGAATACAAGAACTGTTAATAATACAATATCTACTATCATATCTGTCTCCTTCTGTTATTTTTAATAATTACATAGCCATATTTCTGTGCTACATAATTAATGTGTTGTGATGTTGTCTTAGAATACCAACCATTAGGCTTTATTACCTTTTCTCTATGGTCTATGTCTGCGACATGTGTATTATAGGAATAGATTTTAGTCCCATGAACAAATTCATCATGGATTCTAAGATTCATCTTGTATTTATCTAATGTAACCATTTTATCCTCCCTTGAATAAATGAATTAGGTATTGATTGTACTGTCAGACCAACCAATTTATGTAGTTTTCATATACAGTTCCTACACCTAAATTTTGTCCAAGTACTATCAAACTTGTTTAAGTAAGACCTGTCGTAACATCACTCTGTTTACAACACCATTTAATAAGGCTGTGGCATATTATGCATTATATGCTCCATTTATCTCTCCATGCACCCATATTAAATAGATACTCTTTTGACAGTACAAGGACAATTTTTTGGCACTCAAGTTCGTTTCCGCAGATACGTCAGTCAAGTATGCTTATTTCATACACTATTATAAAGACTACTTGATAGTAATCTACTCAGTGATTAGCTGAACTATCTTTCTACCTTTATAATAATTTATAGACTGATATTAGTCTGAGTGCCAATAATCTTTGAGCAGTTTAATATCTTGCTCAGGATTTATATACTATGATTCATCAGTTTATCTTCACTGTATTTATACCTAATATCTCTAACCCAGGTATTTCATCTAACTGAGTTGGACTAAGTGTATCCGTACCAAACTTGTTGTGTGCTTTGAGCACTTTCAACGCTTGCTTTGTCTGGCTTGGAGGCACTTCTCTGCTTCGTGTGGGGTTTGTATGATGCTTACGATAACCTATTCTTTTTACATTAAGTGATCTTCTCATCGTTGTCTTTCTTCATCATCATAGAATGATGCTTTATAACAATGGCTACATTGATTAAGCATATAATCATACCAATGTGTAATATATATTCAAAATACATGTGTATGCATACTACCTTATCTTACGATGCACGGTTACAGAACTAAAGGCTTGTTTGCCTTTTCTGTTCTTTATGCCCTTTAAAGGCGTCTGGATAATAACCATTTCCATCTTTGTACCTCTACTAATTACTTTTTCTATCCTTTTATCCATAGCTTAATTACCTCTTATCTATTGGATTATATGCCTGTACTAGCCTAGACGTTACTATTATAACGCCCTGACTCTATATACAGACAATAAAAAAGATATATACATCCGTAGCTTGCGAAGCTCGTATATATCTTATGCAGGTGCCACTATAGCCTACATCAGAAACTGATGGAGTCCCTGAGGACGATAGGCTTATAGTAGGCGATTGCCGCTGGTGGTAACTCATCAGTACCTTCGTACTGTGTGGGTTCGCCACTAAGGCGGTAATCAACACCTTCAGCAGAGTTGAGAGGTTGCTCAAGCTTCTCTGAAGCCTTGGCAATCTTAGCAACACTCTTAGCTGTGATAACAGCTGGGAATGTGCGGTCAACTTGCAGTGTGCGTACTTTGAAGTTCTGTGTGTACAGAATCTTGCCAGTGCGGTCACGCTCTGGTTCAAAGTCGCCACGGAAGGTGGTGCCTGCTGCAGTATTGCTGAATGTAGCATCGTCTACGATGTTATCTTCAGTCTTTATTGCGTCAGCCATATGGTTTACCTTATGGTTAAGTGAGAAAGATATCATAGATACTATGATACTGCAAGCTAAACTACTTGCAGTAGTTAGAAGGGGGCTATCTTGCAAGCCAACGAGAGTTTCAACGGGGACGGCAACCCACCCCGTGAAATTCGAGGGGGTGTAGCAACCTGTATATCTCGTAATCCCAATCTAAATTAATTTTTGGGAAACCGAGCTAGTAGGATTCCTTACTCTATTCTAAAATATATTTTTTTAAAAAATCCAGGTTTTCCTTATATCGTTGATATTGTTAATCTTAACGAAGAAGGATAAAGTAAGCCTTGACTATTGCATATAGTGTATATTATTATATAAATTATAGGTAAAAATAAACGACTTCCTTCTTAAGATAAGATTTTGGATTCTAATTATGCAGACATCACAGGGTTACAGGCCTCAGAAACGGGGTAAAAAGACTACTCAAGGGAGTAGTAAACTAACAAAATACAGTCACAAAGGCTCTAAAAGGCGTTATACTAAGAGATACAGGGGTCAGGGGAAATAGGAGAAAATCATTGTCTAGTTTCAATATTAATGACTATATTAGAAGCGATGAATCGTTGGATTATCAAAAGATTTATAGAGATATGGAAGAAATAACGGGCTTCATGGCTCAGACAAGAAGAGAAGATCATTACCACAGAGTCGTCGGACTCTTCGAGAGTCTTAATAATGGCGAAATCTCGCACAATGCGAGCGTTAATGCTGAGATCGATGAAGTACCGTTTTAGAGGGGCCCCTCTTATTTTTCCTAATGTTGAGTGGATTATGAATAACACTAGGGATGCAAGGCTAGAGCTATATGATGGAAGTATACATGGAATACGGTGCGATTGGAATAATTGTATCATTGTTTGTAATGATGATAATGAATCTGATCAAGAGCCAGAGGGTACAAAATGATGATTTAGATGATATGAGAGTGCATATTTCTAAAATTGAAACGACAATGCAAAATGTTGAGGGGATTACAATAAAATTGATCGAAAGATGGAATAAATCAGATGATCTTAGTCAAAGACATAGGGAAGATATTGTGAAAGAACTGAACGATGTTACTGATGATCTTGCGTATCTCAAAGGTAGAATAAACGGGAGAAGTGCTTGATGGAGTTTAAAGATTTAATAGGTGATATCCTTAAAAGAGAGGGCGGATATGTAGACCATCCGAGTGATCCTGGCGGGGAAACTAAGTATGGCATAGCTAAGAGGAGTCATCCTAAGGAAGATATAAAGAATCTTACGAAAGAACGGGCTACTGAGATATATGAGAAGGAGTATTGGACGCCATCAAAGGCTTCCTCTCTTCCAGGTAGTTTACAAGAGACATATTTTGACATGGTAGTTAATATGGGACAGCGAAGAGCTGTAAAGATTTTACAGAAAGCTTGTAACTCGAAAGGGTGCAAGTTAGTCGTAGATGGTCTTATAGGAAGGAATACTATAAGAGAATCAAAAAAGATTGATGATTCTAGACTAAAGGTGTTTAGGATTCTATTCTACACTGATCTGATAACAAGAAAACCTAAGCTAGCTGACTTTATTGTTGGTTGGATTAGACGAGCAATGGAAACATAATAGTGCTTATATGGAAGGAGTCAGGAATGGCGAAAGAGAAAAAAGCAGCGAAAGCTGTAAAAAAAGCTGTAAAAAAAGTTGAGAAGAAAGCCCCTGAGGTTGTGCGTGGTTCGTATAGTCAAAGAGGGAAGTAACTTTTATTTGTGAGATACGAAATCGTATCTGGAAAAGAATACCCAGTTTATTCACGTAAAGAGGCGGATGAGCTGGGTTTGTCGTATAAACACCCTTTTGATGTTTCAGAGGGAGATTACGGGATATCGTCAGATGAAGAGGTATCCGTATGCCTAAAGAGGAGTCGAATGAAGGGTGGGACTCTCAAGGTAAAGTATCCTTGGGGGCCGTCATTCGTACGTTCTGGTGAGGATGATATAAAATCAATAGGAAGAATTAACAACTATACCGAGAGTGGTAAAAATAATCGTGGTAAGTTTGTGTCGAAGAATGATAACTTTAAGAAGTTAGCACATCTTATGGCACAGCCTGGTATGACAAAGAAAGCTGCTATTAGGTTAGTATTCGGGCATTTGCCTGATAATAAACGATATTCACTAAATAAGACAATGAGAATGGAGGTCTTTAGACGCATGGTAAACGATGAATTAGATAAGATAGTCGAGCAATTTCCAATAGGTAAGATGGATACAGCTAGAGCCCTAGCAGCCGTATTAGACAGAGCTATGGACTGGGATGGGGATAAGATGGGTAAGGATGGTGATTCCAAGATAGCAGTGTCCATATTGGATAAGTTAATGGATATGAACGATATGAAGAGTAAGGGTAAGGTTATTACTACCCACCAGATAGAAGCTTCTACCGTAGAACACACTCTTGCTGATATCCAAGAGAAGAAGAAACTTTTTAAAGCAACACAAACGGAGGAGAAGCATGGGTTGGAACAGGCAACAGAAAAAAAAGAAGAAAGTGATAAAGAGGAAGCGTAATGGAAGCAATAGTCCAAAAAGGACTAAAAAACCGAAATATTGACTACGAGGCTTCGTATACTCTTGACAAAGAGAAGAAAGAATTCCAGCGTGATATGGGTTGGTTTGGGAAGTATTGTTTTCCAACTGCCTTAGCTAAGGATACTCCGTCTTTTCATAGAGATATATATAAAAATTTAAAGAATGATGAGACGAAGCGTGTACTTATTGCAGCCCCTAGGGGGACTGCCAAGAGTACCGTGTGTTCTTTGATCTTTCCTTTATATAAAATAGCATACAAGAAGCCTACAGAGGATTTGTTTATTGTTGTTGTATCCGAGTCTCAGGCTCAGTCAGTAAACTTCTTATCTAGAATAAAGTATCACCTAGAACATAGTGATAATTTCAAGCATATATTTGGAGATTTTAGTTCGGCTACAGCTAAGAGATGGACTGGTGCAGATATTATACTCAAAAATGGTACTCGTATAGTTGCTGTTGGTACTGGGCAGAGGGTTCGTGGGTTTATTGAGGGGGACACGAGGCCCAATGTAATTATTGTTGATGATTTCGAGTCTGAGTTGAATGCTTTTACGCCTGAGGGCAGAACTAAGAATAGGAAATGGATGACGGAGGCTGTTATACCTTCACTTTCTGATGATGGTAGAATAATAATGATTGGTACTGTGATTTCTGAGGATTGTTTCTTATATTGGGCGAAGGATAGTCCAACTTGGGAGACGCTCTGGTACAGTATCTGGGATGATGATGAGAATAGTATCTGGCCCGAAAGGTTCCCTAAGGATAGAATCCTTCAGATAAAGAGTGAGTTTGAGAGTGTTGGCAATATAAATGGATTCTACCAGGAATACATGAATATTGCACAGTCTCCAGATGATGCCCCATTTAAACCAGATTATATAAAACTGCATCATTATGACCATGAAAGAATAAATAGCCAATCTTGTTTAGTAAGGGAGGTGGGTGATGAAAAGAAAATTATCCCAGTCGAATTATACACTGGAGTTGATCCTGCATCTAGTCTTAGTGCCCGTGCTGACTATTTTGTTATTGCTACCATTGCTATTGATGCTGATAATAATAAGTACATTGTCGACATTTTTAGGGAAAGGCTCGATCCTGCGAGGCAACCTCAAAAGATTATTGATATTTATGAAAGATTCCATCCAAAGAGAATGAAGATAGAGACTGTTGCGTATCAGGAGGCATTGAGAAGTGCTACCAGGGCTATAATGCTCGAAAAGAATTTATACATCCCTGGATTAGAGAAAGGGGTGAAACCGAGGAACCGAAAAAGTGAGAGATTATTATCATTAGTGCCCCTGTTTGCTAAAGGTCAGTTTTTCTTTAGACCTCAAGACCTCTCTGCACAGCAAGAGTTCTTATCTTACCCCAGAGGAAAGAATGATGATGTGATGGATGCGATATGGACTGCATTAGAAGGCTCGAGACCTTGTAGGGTAAAAAGGGATGAGTTTGACCCGAAGAAGGGGGCTGAAATAAAAAGTAATAAAATACTTGACTGGCTAACCATGTAGGTTGTAATATTAAATGATGGCTTATAACTCCAAATCACAGAAATCGGGCAAAAAACTCGTTGAAGAGACGCAAAGTCTCTGGAAAACCTATTCTCAAAAGCGTGAACGATGGGCACACCATGCTCAAGAAGATCGTGAATTCAGATTAGGTAAGCAATGGACATCAGATCAGAAGCGAATTTTAGAAGAACGAGGACAAGCAGCCCTTGTTGTTAATCGTATCCATCCAGCAGTAGAGGCTGCTAAGGCTCTCATAACTGCAAATAAACCTCAATTCAGAGTATCCCCAAGAGAAGATAGTGATAACAAAGTAGCACAGGCTGTAAATGGATTATTAGAATATATATGGCAGATATCAGAGGGTAATACTGTTTTAAGAAGAGTTGTAGACGATTATTATGTTACTGGACTTGGCTGTGCGTTAGTGTATATAGACCCAATGATGGATATGGGGAAGGGTGAAGTTTGTATACATGATATTGATCCGCTAGATGTCTATATAGACCCTAATTCTAGAAGTCCTCATGGTGATGATGCAGAAAATGTAATTATATCAAGGCTTTACACTAAAGACCAGGCTAAGGCCTTATACCCAATGTATAAGAAGGCTATTGGTAATGCCTCTACAGAAAATTTTATGACAGACAGGCCATCCACTGGAAGAGAAGACGATGGTGAGACGACTTGGCCTGAGTCTCCAGAAGTACAGACAATAGCAAACTTTGGTGATAATGATGAATATATTAGAGGGTATGAAAGATACTATGCTCTAATGATTGATCATCATAGGGTCTATGAGAGTATGACTGGGGATGAGGACTTATTGGATGATAAGGAGTTTGAGGAGTATCTACGACAACCCGCCTGGATAATTCAGGGGCAGACTGTTGTAGAGCCAGAAGAAGCTCAGGCTGCTATTCAGCAATTACAGCAAATTTATCAGCAGCAATTAGAGCAAGGTAGGGCTCAGGGTAACCTAGAGTTACCAGAAGAGCCTGATGTCCAGGAGATAACATTTGCTGATCTTGTCCAATCGGGAGCTATTGAAGTGGTCACAGTCCCAACAAAAAGAATTAAGCAATGTGTGATCATGGGCGATAAACATTTATATTCTCGTATCCTCCCAATTGATAAGTATCCTATTGTGTTCTTTATGAACCAACATACCCGTACCCCCT